GTCCAATTTTTACATAACCATCAACTCCGCTGCCACTACCAGCTGCGCCATATATTGTTACATTTTTTCCATCTTCATTACCGCCAGGTGTAGAACCAGTAATTTCTACACCATAACCAGTATCTACACCAAAACTTGCAGATTTAATAATTACATCTTGATTAGCAGCACCAAATGTTATATCCCAATCATTATTTGTACTAGGTCCAGGTCCTGCAAATATTGTAGTCGCACTACCTCCAGCAGTATCATCAAGTCCACCACCATAACAAAGAAATATAGAACCAGCTGCATCATCAGCATGTGTTTGAATTTGAGCAGAAATACCACCAACGGGAGAACCAGCTGTTATTCCAGAAGAAATAACATTAACACTCTGCGCATTAACACCTTGATTACCTGTTGTTATATTAATTGTAAGCGGACCATCATCAGAATGTTCTGTAGTAGATGCGTCTATAACAAAATTATCAGATTGCCCTAATATTAAATTAGTATCTCCAGTAGCTTTAATATTAAACGTTTCTGTTCCATCTGATTGTTCAACTACAAATACTTTATTTGATTGCGTACTATGTCCTTGTATTACTAATTGTTCCGCATCCTCCTTGCCATCAATCAATACACGACCATTTACTGTTAAAAAATTATTAGCTAATTGTATTAAATCTGTATCAGCACTAATCCCTATATCTCCACCATCTACTCTCAAATCACCAGTAATAATAATATTAGTCGATATACTCATCCGTGTTGAAACAGAACCACCAATAGGCGCAGTAAAAATTATCTGACCAGTTTCACTTCCTGAAGTTATATCAGTTAATCTCCAATCTATACTTGCTGCCTCTACATTTGCAGGAGTATCATTCTCGGTTAATAAACTAATTCCACCGCCTATATTAGTTGCTGGAGTTCCTGATGTTGTCCTAGTTAACGTTAAAACATCTTCAATACTATTTGTAGAAGCAAAATCTACTGCTATCGCCAACACTCCAGTTACAGGATCATTAGAAGCATCTAATCTTAGATATACATCACTAATTCCACTGACATCTACAATCAATTCTCCTGAAGCATTACAAAGTAATCTTCTCTTAGTAGAAGCATCACTATCCCAACCATACAACAAAATCTTCTTCGTTTCTGGCGAAGTATCTTCATGCTCTGCCCGCATTATTTCACGCTCAGTAGCGCCAGTAACTGGAGACATATTTAAGAATCATTAATTTTTAACTTACCAGTTGAATCACAAGCTAATCTACGCTTAGTTGAAGCACTAGAATCCCAACCATAAGCAAGCCCTTTTTGTGTTGCAGGGTCAGCATCTTCATGTTCCGCTCGCATGATTTCTATATTTGTCGCTGCTGTATCAGGCATCATTTAGTAGAGGTTTCCCTCTTTAAATCACTGATAATAGCATCAAACGTTTTGTCAATGTCCTTATTTTTCTTAAAATATTCTTTAAAGAGATTCCTGAATTTCTCAGGATTAAATTCGACAAATACACGTTTGCTATCATCATATAAAATGGCTATCCTCATGTAATTTTTGTTGTTGCTTATGAATTAAAGTTGCTTCTTGAATAGCTCTATTTTTATCTTTATCTAGTTTAATATATGTAAATATTTTATCTAATTTAGTTAAATAATTAGGCTTTCCAAGCTGAATATCTAAATCCCTAATAGACGTAAGCCCCTCTCCCCTACTCTGCATCCACTCATATATTTCCTTTATTTTACCCATAATATTCCTATCTACCACGTCATCTCCCTGTAAATCAAAGTATTGGAAAAGATAATATACGTTTAAATCTTCTTTAGCAGATAAACTTTCTGCCATTTTACTAAATTCTTCTTTAACTTCTGATGTTATTTCAACAACATCTGCTTGTTCTAAAATGCTCATATATCTAAATGTGGATAAACACTATTATGTTTTTGTAAAAAATATTTCTCATTATTATCAAATATATCTTTAACTTCCTGTACTTTATCACACGTTGCTCTTGAATAATGCGCTACTCTTACCCGTGCATCACACTTAAGTTTGTATCCAGCATTTTGAACTCTCTTAAAATAATCTACATCTTCAAAATTAGCTATACCGAACTTTTCATCTATTAAACCTATTTCATTTATAATATCTCTTCTAGTAACCCAACAAAACCCACTTAACTTAGAATTATAATCTGGTTCTTCTTTACACTTAGTCATTGGAAAAGCTATACCAACTTTCTTATCCTCTAAAATTTCTATTAACTTTTCTAACCAACCTTCTTCCACATAAATATCATTATCACAAAATGCTATATAATCTCCAGTAGCTAATTTAATACCCTGATTCCAACCAGGACCATTACCTACATTCTTTTTATTATGAACATAAATATCTGAGTTCATTCTTAACCATTCATTCCTTTCAGGTGAAGCATTATCAATATTTATCAATTCATAATTAGAAGTATATTCTTTTATACTTTTTAAACAACTCTTTGCTAAATCATATATCTGATCATCCAGAATAAGGTGGGGGATTACTATCGAAACACTTTTCCCCATTTTATTTTGTCCCATATTCTTTCATGTAAATAATAAATTATTAACTTTATAAAGATATCTATTACGCCAATTCCCAATGCTATAGAAAATTCACCTGTAACAATAAAAGCTATTATTGCTGTTGCTGAAGAAGCTACGATTCTCCAAACGATTGTTTTACAAAGTGTTCTTTTTCTTCTTTCTATCATATCTTTGTATGTATACCACACTCTCCGCCTTGTTTTTTTGTACCACGCCATCTACCTTCTCTTTCAGTTTTATCACCAGGCTGTTCTTTAGCTGAACATAACTTACAACCTAGAGAACGATAACCATTTTTATACTCTCTATTTACACTAACTCCATATAAAGAAAGATATCTCCAAATCTCAGCTTCAGTAAATTCTAATATAGGATTAATTTTAACTGGTGTTTTATCTTCTTCTATATAATGAAAATTATTTCTAGTAATTCCTTCTGTACTTCTAACACCTGTGAGCCAAGCGTCATAATCAGATAAAACTTCCTTAGTCTTTTCTACTTTAGCCTTACCACAACAATCATCAGGATTATTCTTAACTACATATTCCTTATAACTTAATCTCCAATTTTCAGATATTTCTTTAGCAAACTGATAAGTGTTCTCAAACTCTGTATCCATCATCACAGAAAATACTTTAATTTTAGGTTCAATACTTTTAGCAAGATGTAAAAGTACCATTGAATCTTTACCAAACGAACAAGCGAGTATAAGTTTATCTCCGTACCTTTCAACTGCTTCTCTAATTAAATCTTTCGCTTCTTTGATTTTTTGTAAAAATGTCATTTCCATAGAATTTTGGGCATTAGTTTATCTTTATTAATCTTATCTTTATAAGGAATTAAATCTTTAAACATTTGCCTTAACATATCTTCCATAGAAATACTTGTTTTATAACCTAACTTCTTTAATGCTTCATGCTCAACTTCATAAGCATGTTCTTCTTTCTCATTTCTAGGATTTTTAATATTATTTACCTTTACATTCAATTTAAACTCATTTCCTACCTTTTGAACTGTTTTTGCTAGCTGATTCAGCTCATATACCTCACAGAATTGATTATATGCCCTATAAACGCCCTTCTCAGGTGGATTCTCCAAAATAAGGGTCAAACACTGCAAACTGTCTAAAATCGGCAAAAAACCCCGCTTTTGAGCTCCTTTACCATACACAGTTAAAGGCTCTCCAGCTATAGCTTGCACAACAAATCTATTAATGGCTGTGCCAAACTCCTCATCATAATCAAATCGTGTTCCCTTATATGTTCCGTAGACTACACCCTGCATAATATCTGTACTTCTAAAATCCCAATTCCTACAAGCAAATTCTATATTAACAGTATCTTGTACTTTTGAAGCATGATAGAAACTACCAGGCTTTTTAGGATATGACCAATCATTTTCTGGCACTCTATCTCCTTGAATGCCAAATTCACCCATAGAACCTAATTTTACCAAATGCGCATCTGGATTATTCTCTTTCATTGCCCATAATAAATTTAAAGTTCCTAAAACATTATTCCATTGAGTAACATAACTTTTAAAAGGACCATCCATACTATACGGCGCAGAAGGAATTTCTGCTAAATGTACAATCGCATCCACTCCATGTATCATTTCCTTTAAATTGTGATAAAAATCAAAATTGTGTAACTGTAATGGCGTTATTTCTCTATTTCCGAGTGGTACTAAACTTCTTGCAATATCTCTTCTTGAAAAGTTATCAAAACCTGTAACCTTATGACCTTTCTCCTTAAGATACTGTGTTAAAGCCCAACCTAAATATCCATCTTGTCCTGCTATTAATACTTTCATTTTTGAGGTTTCATTTTAAAATGTAATATTCCATTATCTGCTAGGTTTAATTCTATGCTGTGCCAAGGTTTAAAACCATATATACTGCCAAATTCCTTCCAATGATGTTTATCTGAATCAAAGTAATCAAAGGTTTCCATCCTGAAAAATCTCTTATCCATAGGATCTTGATAAATAACATTCTGATGCGGTGTTGGAACATATCCAGCAAACATTCCATTTGGTTTTAAAACACGCCATATCTCATTCATCACAAACACAAAATCTTTATTTGATTCAATTTGTTCTAACATACAACCAGAAAATACTTCTTCTACACTATTATCTTTCTCTTTAATTCCCTCACATACATCATAAAACTCATCAGCCGCTGCTTCTTTAGAAATATCTATATTCTTATAACCGTCCTGTGGTAAACGCCCACATCCGATATTAAGTTTCATATAAGTTTGGTTTATCGAAAGGATAATTCTTGCCTTCCTTTCCGCCTTCTATATATATAAATTTACAATTAATCTGTTCTTTAATTTCCTTTCTTAATTCTGCATAAGGACATATTACTGAGACAATTACATTAAAACCCATCTTATCAAACATTTGTGCTAATCTAGCTACTCTGCGATTCTGTTCATATCTACTTTTTTTTGATAAATCTAAATCTCGCCAAACTCCCCTCATCTTATCTCCGTCCAATCTAATTGCGTTATAATAAGGAGAGCGAATATCGTCTGTTTTGATACTATCAGACAATGTAGTTTTTCCTGCCCCACTATTTCCAAAAAACCATGTAATAGCCATCTTAAATAAAATAATTTAATAAATCTTTCCAATTAATAAACCTAATTGCTCTATCATCCACATAAGCAAAAGCTTTTGGTTTCTTGTCAGTTATTTCAATCTTTTCTAAATTCTTTTCTGGTAATCCTTGATCAAAAAGCCAATCTTTTATTTCATCCCAATTAGGTCTAGCTGAGCTTATAATTATCTTATAACCATCTTTCTGCAATTTAATTATTCCTTCTAAAGCTCCTTCCATCAGAACATCATAAATACTTCCATCATCATATTTTTTACTATACTTATGAATTACACCATCAAAATCTAAACAAATAGTTTTTATAGCCATCTTACTATTTCCTCAAAACGTTTTTTAAAATTATGATGTTTTTTGTTATATTCATACGCTCTTTGCTTAACCGCTTCTCTTTCTTTTTTATGTTTCTGATAATAAGTAATTAAACTTACTGCATCTTCAGGTGTATCAAAATATAATTTAGTTCCTTGTGGATATAACTTTTCACAATCAGGAAAACGTTTTGTTATTGAACAACCACCTAAACCTGCTGTATAAAAGTATCTACCAGAACAATAACCAGGATTATCCCAAAAGTGTGAAATATCTAATACAGTATCTGATGAATAATAAAGTGAAGGCATATCACTCCAATTCTGATTACGTTTCTCTCTCCCACTATCAGTTATATGCGTTATATCTACTAATTCCATAATCTTTTCTATAAACTGTTTTCTTTCATTAAATGGAGGAGCTGAATTCATACCACCCATAAATAAACAAGGATGACTTAATTTCTTTTTAAAAACTAACTTTTTAGGAACATAACAACCATGAGGCAAAAAAGATGTTGGAACTCTAAAGAAATGTTCCCAATCTGCCATTTGACCTTTATTTGATAAAAATATTCTATCCATATACTGCATTTGCTCTCTCCAAGCACCCCATTGTCCATCATAACTATTTTCTAATGTAGATTTTAAAGGACGATAATCCATTTCCCAAAATACTTGTTTAGCATTGCATCCATCTGCTATCTTTTCAGGCGCTCTTCCTCTAAGCATATTATCCATGTAATGCAATATAACATCTGGCTTGTAATCAATAATTTGTTTTACAACATCATCTATTCTATTTCTAATAGGATCAACAAGTAAATAATCCCATCCAAGCCAATCTAAACCTTGCTTAACACCAATGTGATCTATAGCTGTTGGCTCTGTTTCAATCGCTACTGTTACTGCTATTTTCATATGGTTTCATTATAGTTAATTGAAATACTTTTTCCCATCCACTTTCAGTAATTTGCTTAGGAACATCTATTGTTATCCCTTTATCTAAAAATGGTAAATGTTCACGAAATCGAAAGTAACTTCCAAATATAACTGTTTTATGTTTAATCCGCTTATAAATATCAATTAACATCTCACTATGTGGCATTTCAACCCATACATAATATACATCAGCTTCAGGTATCCTACATCTTCTAGCATCACCAAATATAATATTATATTCTTTGCTTGCCGTTATTATTTGATATGCTTTTCTATCTTTTTCTATTCCCACAACTTCTTTAGCATACTTCGCTAATGAATCCATAAACACACCTACTCTACAACCAACATCACAAATTACTTTTCCTTCAATTAAAGGCCTTATAACATCAGCAACAGTTGAGGGAGTATCTAAAAATGGATGTTGGATATCACCATATTCTGCTTTCATATTTTTTTTAAATATCCATCTTTAATTACACCGACTAAAAACTTTTCTCTTTGCTTATCTATAATAAACTCATCATTTTCTTTCATGAACGCTTCTATTGCTTCATGTGGTCCCCTTAAATCTTCTGGCCATGTAGAAATATCCGTAGGATGTCCACCCAAATCACTATCCTCTACAACCATGTAACTCCCAGGCGTAACAAACTTATTATAAATATTCAATTCTTTTAAAACATAATTACGAGAATGATTAGAATCCAAAATTACTAATACACATTTCTTTCCTTCAGCTAACTTTTCTATTTGTTCTACAATTTCTTCCTCATCTGTAGAACCTATAATATATTTAATCCGTTTATGTTTAGGAACTTCCTCTTTTTTCATATCAATAGTTACAATTTCACCCTTACCAATCAAATCCATTAGTGAAGCTAAATAATATGCTCCACCACCTTTGTATGTTCCACATTCTATAACTAAATCAGGTTTTAACTCCCACATAATTTCTTGATATATCCATAGATCCATCGGACTTTTACATACCTGTACACCTAAAAACTCTAATTTATCATTTAAATATTCCTTCCTCCATAACTGATGAAAATCTCTAATTATCTTTTCTCTCATATTTTTCCATTATTACATCTATAAATCCTTGTTTATTAGTCTTAACTTCTTTTACATCCCAAGGTTTAAATCCATAATATGATAAATGATCCTTGTATTGCGGACTATTATAATGAAATGAACTAAAACTTAATTCATTAAAATATCTTCTATTAAACGGATCAATATAAGCATGTCCAAAATCTTTATGCGGAACATATATTCTTAAAGTCCCACCTGGCAATAATAATCTCCAAAATTCATTCATAACAGTTTTAAAATCATCATTATCTACAATCTGCCCAAGCATAGCAAAGGCTTCTATATGACTAGCCTCACCTCCTTTAAACGGCATATCCTTAGTAATATCTGCTTGAACAAACCTAGCTTTTGGGTTTTCTTCTTTTAAATTAAACTTATCTATATTTATCCACTCAACTTCAGGTGTAGAAACTTTCTGCAATCTTCCACACCCGATATTAAACATTAACTTTCTCATACTAAAAATGTTTAGATTCTTTATTAATACACTTTAATAACTTCCCTGGATTAACAGGAAACTCAATAAAATTTATAATCTTTTCAAACTCTTTGCCAGGCTCTTTAAAGAAATTCTCATACTTTACTCTAAGTGTTGGATATTTCTTAGCATATTTATTTAATCGTTTATAATGTTCATCATACAACCAACCATAATATTCATCATTCCTTATACTTTCTTGAAACAACATCTTATGAGTTCTATCTAATGATTTTATAACAGCATCTTTATCTCTATCCACTATAACTAACTTAAAATCTTCTAAGTGTTTCTCCCAAGCTGGTAGGGTAAAAGCAAATCTATTATCTTTTAAAGCACAAAAATCATTTACATTATTCTTTATAGTCTCCTTAATCTGTTTATCAAAATCTCCTTTTTCTACTGGTATCTTAGGCGGTCTATTCCAGTCTCCCTTAGAATTCATTAGAATATGCGTATTCATCCTAACAACATTCCAACTCTCATAAAATCCATCTGGATTAGCACCATCAGGCCCCATTCTATCACCACCTATCCAAAATCCTATTTCATCAAATATCTTTGCTACTAAACTACTTCCCGACCTGTGCATTCCCGCTATTAGGAATAACTTTCTTAGTCTTTTTATCCTTGACATAAAAACCTATTTTAACGGGATACCAGGCAAAATGTTTCCTAATAGCCCTATCATTAATTGAATCTTTAACATAACCATTAATCATAGGAGCAAGTTCTGTAATTGGCAATCCTTTATGCTTTGGATTCCTGTTCCTACGAGACGCTCCATGTGTAAATATATGCTTACCATCATTAAACGATTCTAATCTATAACCTAATTCTAATATCGGCTGTTGAAAAGCTAATTCATTAACGCTAGGGGAAACACCTTCATGTTCAGGATGACACTTAAATACCATCAATCCACCTGCTATCTCATCAACTTGTTTTAAAATACGTGAAGATGTGAAATGATATTCTCCATCTAAATTACACATCCATTCTCTGCCTGGACAAACTCTAGCCATATGCGTTCCTGATGTCCATTGTCCTGCATTCCACTGCTCTTTAGGAATTCCTGTAGGATATGATCTATGTTCCATACAATTTCCTACCATACCAACCTTCTTATCCTCATGAAACTTTAAAAGTAATTCAGCAAGCCATCCATCTTTAGAAGGCACCCAATCTTGCTCAAAGAATAAATAATAATCGTACTTATCACCCAACTCTTCCCAAGCATGCTTATAACCTCCGTAACTATACCCTTTATTTTCTCTGTGGATAACTTTGTATGGACACGTTTCCAAAATCTTTTGAAACTTTTTATTAGGTGAAGCATTGTCTACTATAATTAATTCATAATCTACGCCTGCTTCATAATGATCAAAGCAAGCCCAGGTAAATCTAATTGATTCAATAATAAGCTCTCTAAATCTTTTATATTCTGGTTTAATATCAAACGCTCTATATCCCTTACCTGTAAATCCTTCTTTATTCACATGAGTTACCATTATACAGGCAATCTTTGGATATTTTTCTACAAAATGTTTTGGACTATCATATTCGCCACTCTGCATGCTTAAATTCTCCTTGATTATACTCTGCTCGTTTCTTAAGCGTTAATAAATTTGCGTAATGAGCATCTTCTGCCCAACTAAACCTGTATCTCTTTTTAGCCTCTGTCGTAGATAAACTAAACTTCTCTCCTCCTTTCCCATGCCGTACTAACACTCCTTGATGAACTAATATAGGATATTTAAGTGCAAGTATTCTATTCATCCAATCACTATCCTGCCCCCAAACATAATATCTCTCATCAAAGGAACCAATCTTTTTAAACATCTTTTTTGAAGTCATCCAACAATATCCAGATACATGACCTTCTATTTCCATAAACGTCTTAGTCCTTGCATACTCCTGCTGTACTAAGCAAGCTCCAGACTCTGAAGAAGGCGCAACAATAGCAGTATTCTTTTTACTTTCAAAAGCATCTACTAACTTTCCAAGCCAACCTTCTGTTTCTACAAACGCATCTGTATCCATGATTAACACATATTCACATGTTGCTTGTTCTATTAACTTATTCCAAATCTTTGCTGTATTACATCCTTTATATGAATCAGGACGATTATCCCAATAAGTTATTTTATAAGGATGTTTTGTTTTCTCAATAATTCTTTTCAAGCATTCTGCTTCAACTTTTGGCATCTCCCAACCCAAAATACATATCTCAACTCTCTTAATACTCTTATCCTTTTTTAAAGGACGCTGTATAAGCTTCTCAATCCGTTCTTTTTCATCAATCTGTTCCTGTGTAAGCCCATGTTTTTTTACTAAAAACGAATCATTAATCTCCCGCTCATGAATCATATCATCAATTACACGTCTAGTTATCAAGTCATCATAATGCTCTTTATATAATTTCTTTAACTCCTTCGTTGAATATTTATTTAAATCTTCTTTAGTAAACATTTGTTAAATTCTTTTACTACTTTTTTTACATCTGCCATATTCATCTTTGTATTAATTGGCAAATATAAATATAAATCTTCAATAGAATTCATAACAAGTAAATCTAAACGCTTGCCACCAAAACATTTAAAAATATCATTACGTAAATGTGCCATATTTGTCTCTATTCCCGCTTTTTCTAGCTTTTTAGCTACTTTATCCCGATTGTTCACTAAAACGCCGTAAAGCCAATATGAACCGCCTGAAATGCCCTTAAAATAGAAGTCTGGCATTACTCTATGAAATTTAAGATGCTTATCATAATACTTTGCTATTTTCCGTCTATATGCTAATGCTTTATCTGAATTTCTTAAACCTACCAAACCTAAAATAGCTGCTATATCATTCATATGATATTTAAAACCAGGTTCTTCTATATCCATGGTCATTTCTCGTTTCTTATATGGCTTCCAGTTAGCTCTAATCTTTGCCTCTCTATCTATTCCAAACCATCTAAGTTTTTTGGCTCGTTTATAATCTTTCTTTCTTTTACAAACCAACATTCCACCATCCCCAGTTGTAAAATGTTTTATTGCTTGAAAAGAATAGCAGATATAGTCTCCTTGACTTTCCGCCACTCCAAGGGACTGGCAAGCATCGACAATAACAGGAATTCCGTTCTTACGACCCAACTCGAAAATTTCTTCATCTATCGGCATTCCTCCTAATGTGGTAGCTACTATTGCTTTCGTCTTATGGGTAATCTTTCTACCAACACTAAATGGATTAATTGTTAATGTATTTGATTTAATATCAGCGAATACGATATTAACTTTGTTTCTTAAGAACCAAACATTAGTAGCGGTACAGGTTAAAACTGGTGTAATAACTTCATCACCTTCTTTAAAACCAATCATATGATAAGCAAGTTCAAGAGCTGACGTTCCAGAATTTACAGCAAGACAATTCTTGTATCCAAACTTCTTTCCAAATTCTTTCTCAAACTTATCAACTACAGGTCCTTGTCCTATCCACCTAGTTTTAAATATTTTATCTAATTCCTGAATCCATTCTTTTCTATAAAGATTAGGCCAGAATATTGGAATCATCTTTTGAATTCTTTGTCCCATTGATTTGCTATATATTCCCAATTATTAGTTTTGATTGACCATTTAGACATCTCTTTCCTATAACCATTTTCCATAGATATATTATTCTTCAATGCTCCATCTACTAAAGCAATATATGCTCCCCTATGTTTTTCTTCTAAATTAAATATTGGACCAGGTCTAGGTTCTTGACTAATAGGTAATTTCTCACCCCATTGCACTGTTTCATCAAGTGCTGCATAATTCGTTGTTAAAGGAATAGCTCCTGCAGCTTGCGCTTTAGCCGCACTAATACAATGAATCTCATAAAACTCTGTTGGATATAAAAACAAATCTGCTTTCATATATTCTTGAGCAATTTCCTCATGTCCTACTCTATCATGATTAAATACACCTTCTGTGTCTTCCATTTTCTGAAGTATCCTTTCTTTTGCTTCTTTCATTTCTTCATTATCTTTATGTATCTCATCCCAAACATACCAACCATAGAAAAAATGTAATTCTGCTTCTGTATGTTTCTTCTTAATCTCAGGCCACATATCAATCAAACCTTCTAACCCCCTATCTGGTGATGATGTCCAAATACAACGCTTAGGAATCCTATCAGGCTTTTTTTCAAAATGTTTAGGATCTAAACCATTAGGAATAACTAAAAATTTATCATCAGGAACCTTAGGAAACAATTTTCTATGTGCCTTAGTTTTAACAAATATCTTATCTATTCGCTTTAATCTATTCTCCAAGAACTCTTCTGGGGGTAAACAATCATGTACATCTAAATATAGCTTATCTGTATTAATCGGATAATCTGCTGCAAAAGGATGTCTCCACATAATCGTAATATCAGTTTTATCCCTATAATTCCACATCCAAAATGGCTTATAAGTAACTCCATCAAACTTCTTCGCTTTATGACCACAATTATTATATACCGTAACATTCCAACCCATATCAGCCCATTTTTGAGCTAAATTAATCACAGCTTCTTCTGCTCCACCTATCCCTTTCTTTACAGATTCAGGACTCCATTCCTCTGCTGTAGTTGAACAATAAAATGTAATGTCCTTGCCTGATGACTCTTTCTTTATAAAATGAATATTTCTAACATGACAAACTTTTGGATGATCTTGCAACTCTTTTGGAATCTTATCTAAAATAGCTTTAATCTTATTCTTATCTATTACATTTTTTAACTTAGCCAAATACTCATCTATAATCTTTAACCTATCTGTTTCCTTCTTTAACTTTTCATAAACTTCTTTCATTCCTTTATCATCAGGCCTATATTTCAAATACTCCTCTATAGTCTTAGCTGCTTCTTCAAACTTACCTAGTTTAAAATATACTTTAGCTAATAATTCTAACGGATTAAGGGAGTAATCACGTGGGTTCTGAACAAGACTAGCTTCAGGAACAGGAAAAGATAAACCCATAAGAAGGAAAGTTTTAGCATGTTCATACTTCTCCTTCATAAATGAATAATAACCCAAATCAGTATATACATCAGGATACCATGGTCTCAATCCAATACAATAAAGACAATACTCATAAGCATGGTCAATATCATCAAGATGGTAATAATTCTCAGCGATGCGTAGATATGCCAAATATTTTTCATCATCAGACTTTGATAATTCAATAAATTTTTTATAAGTTTCGTTAGCCTGCTCATATCTCTTACCCATCTTAAGGCTATTAGCATAATTGAACCAATCTCTTGGATCATCAGTTTCTTCTACAGCTTGTTTAGATATTTGAATATTCCTTTCAATTCTTTCATCCATCATTTCTTTATCTAATAAATGCAGTATCTCAATATCTCCAGTGTACTTACCTTCCATTTGAATATTGGTAACTAAATCCTCATGTAATTTACCTTCCCATTTAAACGATCCATCGTTTTTAATTACCCTTATCTTTTTATGCTTTACAATACAACTATTATTCTCATCAAAATCATACAAATATTCCATCATGATATACCTATCTGACGGATTCATTTGAGTAATAACTTCCTTTAACTTTTTAACATTCCTTACTACATCATCAGAATCTATCCAGAATATAAAATCGCCTGTAGCCTGTTTAAAATTATAATTTCTGGCGGCAGCAAAGTCCTTCCGCCACCGAAAGAACGACTCACTACCGCCATATTTCAAAATTACTTCACTAACTTTTTTATTTGGCTTCTCACCAGCCTGAGTAATACATATTTCATCCATATACTTAGCGCAACTCTCAAGCGCTCTATCTAAAAGCTCTGCTTCCTCATTGCTAGGCTTAACAATCATACATAATGATAACTTCATAAGAATATTTCTTTAAAATATTTATCTTTTACAGCTTCACAAGTATATGCTTTACACATCATTGGTCGTTTATCATAAATTATACATTTATTATCCTGTAATTTCTTACATCTTCTCTCAATCATCACTCTATACTCTCCAGTACCTTCGATAGTAAAACATCTAAACCCATGATACAAAGCCCACTCGGCATGATCTCTATCGAATAATGGAAAATATACTTTTTTGCAACAGTCACCACACTGTTTACACTTCATATATTTGATTTTTCAGATACTTTAAATTCTGGATATTTTTTAAGAAACCATCTAACTTCGGCTACTTCTCCTAAAAACGGAGGATTGTCAAGGAGCTCTAATTGCTTCCCTAAATCAACTGGCATATCCAAAATCTTTCTAAACTCACTTGCTGACGAATCTTTCATATCAACACTAGCAAAAGGGTTTTTTAGATTATTCCTTTGCATGTGCATTTTTCTTTTCCATACATCTTTAGCTTCTGGACCTCTACGTTTCCAATAAAACTGAATAATATCGTCAATAAATTTTGCTCGTAATGGATCTTGTTGCCACATAATTAACTTCCTTTTTGTCTCCTACCCATCAAAAAGGAAATAGGTAGGAGAAGCTAATTAACTAAATTATCCGTTGAAGAATCCTTCATGGTATACATGAGAATCCTGGTTTCGTACCTCTAAGCAAAGTTTACCAACCACAGCTCTCGAATCATAATCACCGCTTCTTGATAGACCAGTATCAATACGTGGTTTTTCAAGATAAGCAATCTTCAACTTCTCAGGTCTGGCAAGGAGAACCCTACCATAACTGTCAGTTGATTGATAAAGATATCTGTGGACGTGAACTTTCAACATACCGAAACCAGTTTCATATACACTCATTGCATCAACAACTTTCTTTTCATTAGCCATTACATACTTGGTGTTTGAACTTGTCTGTGTATCAACTGCATTCTTTAAGTATGAACTCAAGAACATATCAGTTGCTACATCACCATTACTATCATCATAATTGTCCATGTGCATAGCTTGAATGATAGTCGCTACCAAAGCTGTACCTGATGTTTGTGCGGAATAATTAGAAGCTTTAGAAATAGCTTCTAAGATACCCTATTATTGGACTTTGTCTTCATCTCCTTTCGGAGAGTCCCGTGTAAAGTCTCTACACTTGCCCGAAGCGACCTAAACGCGGTCATTGCTTCTGCTAGCACGGCGTTCTTAGGGTTCGCCGTTTTAGCGGGATTTTAGATGAGCAGTATCTTCTATTAAGCCCTTGTCAAATCTTCTATGACAATTAGGACAAAGAGTAATAAGATTATTTAAATCTTGAACCGTATACCTTCTATTCTTATTACCATTTATTGGTTTTAAGTGAGCCACATCCATTATTTCAGGCTCTCTTAAACCACAGTTTTTACAGGTATAATCATCTCTTTTCAGCGCTTGCTTTCTCCAATAAATGATCATTCCACCTTTCCAACCAGGATGTTTATCCCCGTTTAATTGTCCTTTTTTAAAGGCTGTTTTAGGTATTGGACGATAGCGGACATAACACGCCCAACAAGTTTTCGCTTTTTTGTTCTTTATATTTTCTCCACACTTTGGACATTTTCTCATAGAATTGTTTTAAGTTAATTACAACTCTATTATATCCTATAAAGAACAACTCCACAAGCTTACTCATCTTAGGAGTAGTACCAGACACACCAGAAGTTAAAGTACTTCTTACCAGGTCAAACTCTGCAGCATTACCCCATTCGACTAATGCTTTCTGGGTTTGCCTTGCTAATTCATTTTGGCCAGTATACTGCTCTACGAGTTGCTCAGTGCGAGAAACTCTGAAAGGAATAGCAACATTTTCTACAATGTTGGTAAACCTTGAAGGAGCTGTTCGAGCTAAGTTGGTGTAATCACCAGACTCAGCTACGGCAGCAGTTGCAGTAGTCCTCAATGTATCATACAAGGTATTATGGATAGTATTAATGGCTTTAGTTTTACCCAAGTTTGCAAGGAACCAGTTTTCTTTCGCTGTCAAGATTTCAACCAATCCTAGGACGTCTTCTTTTCTACTATTTGCGTCATCATAAGTACGCAAGATATTGTCAGTAGCCATCGTAACTTGTCCTTTTTCGACAAGTTGGTTTACTGCTCAAATGCTTTTACAAGATCCTCTTTTTCTTGATCACTCAAGTATTTAGGATCTTTAGCTGCTTTATTAAGCAAGTCTTGATACTTGCTTTTAGTTACGCCAACCCGTCGATTAGTTTCTAAGATTGGCGATTTCGTATCTTTGCGGGATTTAATAAGAGTTTGGACTTCTTCACTCTTAGCAACCTCGTCAAAAGATTCATCTCTAGCAAGTGCTAAATCTTTGATTAAATCCATATATGGTTCACATTCAGGAGCTTTTTTAAGAAATTTAAGTGCCTCTACTTCTTCTTCCAATAAAGATACTTTTGCATCTCTATCGATTTCAGGTTCAGGCTCTACAGGTTCTTTAAAAGCTTCCTTCTTTTGCCTACCTACATGGCTTTGAGTATCTTTAATAGATTTAGCTGCCTTTTCTACAGATGTATACTTCTTACCAGTTGCCTCTTCGGCAAACTTTAAGATTGCTTCTTCCGCCGACTCCTGGGACGCTTCAGCCTGTTCAGGCTGTGCTTCAGAAGGCTCGGGGAGTTTCTCCGCTGTCTCAGGTGTAGAAACATTTTCTTCGCCTTCTGGAGAGCTAACGTCTTGCTCTTCAGGGACGGTAGAAGAAGGATTGTTTTCTTCTGCCATAGATTTTTAAGTTACTTAATCGCTTATTTAATCGACCTTTTCAATATCCTCAGGCAGTTCAAAATCTACTTCTGCCTGAATATTATTTATTTCGCTTAACCACTCTTTTACTAATTCTATTGCTTCCCTATAAACTTCTACATTAGATCCTTGTGGAAGGTTCATAATATCTCTTTTCTTGTTTATCTTCTCTGCTAATCTTCTATTAATTCCTTTCCAAGCTTCTGTCTCTATAAAGGCTTGAATGGCTTCTTGTTCTGTTTTTTTGTTCATTTTAATTTCTTTAATTGAGCTTCATAATAATCTAATTGAGATATATCTCGTTGTGTTGCAGAGCCATTTCTCATCTTCTTTCTCAAAGGTACCATCTTTCTTCTAATAAATCTCTTCTTTTCTATTTTTGATTTAATACCTTTAAACTTTCCTACTACTGCCTCTGTAACAGGTCTTGGTTTAGGTTTTAAAAACTGTTTTGTTAATTTACTTTCTTGTATTCTTCTTTCAGATACTTGTAATGGAGGTCTAGGATTTAAAGGATTTAAACTTCTTCCTTCTGTTCTACTAGAAAACTTCTTTTCAGCCCTTTTTTGAGCTATTTTTCTAACATTCCTTTTAGTCGCTCTTCTTGCTCTTCTAATAGCAGCTAGGTTTCTTCTAGTTTCTCCAGCTCCTCTTATTGCACTCCTAACAGAACTACGTAATGTTGTTTTAGGCATATTATTTTCCTTTCTTAGTTTTTACATATCCAGGATAAGACTTACCGTCTTTATAGCAGATATACATAAACTTCTTATTACTTATTTTTTTAGTGCGAATACGACCACCATCACGAACACACTTATCGAATCCTTTTGGCATTTCTTTTTATCTTTTTAATTTTTCTATTTTCTATAAAGAATTTTAAATCTTCTAAACTATTCCTTACGAATAAAGTTTTACGTTTCTTACAAATATGACAAATCTTCCAATAATACTCATCAGGTTTTCTATATTGCTGATCTATAACTCTACTAGACCAATTATGTAATCCTATCCTACAAAATATATCTGGCCACCAATGTTTATAATACATTATGCTCTCCCTACAGCACCCACAGTTTCTGCTGCTACACGCTGTGGTACTGATTGACGAGGTGCTCCTGGTGCTCTAGGTGGTACTGCACTTCTAGGTACTCCACCTTGAGGCTGAGGTTGTACTACACCAGCCGCTCCAGGAACTTCTTCTTTTTTAAGAACCATTGAATTTAATCCAAGTATATCAAATAATTCTTTGAGTACAGGAGTAACATCCATAGTTGGATCAAAGTTTCTAAAGTTAGCAAGTACTTGCATTAGATTTTGTACCAAAGTATTCTTATCAAATTCTTCATTAGTTACATATACTTCCACATCATAATCAGCATCAAAGACTTCCTTACCTAATTTAACATATCTATCTGTTCCTAACTTTTCTAGCTTTTTAGTAGCTTTTTCTTTAGCATTCTCAAACTCTTCAGGAGAAGGAAACTTCATATTCTCCTGCATATAATCAAGTAATGCTTGTGTAGCTCCTTGGCTTACTGCACTTTCATCAAACTTTTCTAACTCTCCAATATCTCCTGTAATTCTAAGTATTTCATCTTGCGTAATATACTTACGCATAATAGGTAAGAAATGATCTTCTATAACACGCTGGAGAAACATTCCTAATTCTTCTTGAATCAAAACAAACGCAGATCGGGCTGACTGCGATTGTAATACTGCGTTTGTTGCAGGCATTGACGCTGGAGTATTCTCACCTGTAACTATCTCATAAGTATTAGTAACCTTTTGTGATAACTGATACATATTCTGCTCATCTGCTATTGATTGGTCAAAAGCAAAATTCCTTGTTTGCATCTCTCGTATGTCCTCACCAATCTTGTTTACTAATACACCACCACCTTCTTTAAGTTTAGATAAAGCTTGCTGACGAATACCAGACCCTTTACGTATTTCAAATAAACCACGTTCTAAGATCCTTCCTGCATTCCTTCTTACATTTACAACTTCATTTACTTGTTCTTGCATACCAAATAACTGTTCTGCAATACCACGTCCATACCAACGTCCAGGAGCTTTCTTAAGCCAACATTCTTCATAAGGTTTTTTCCCATCAGGATCAGGATTCTCTATAATCTTATGCACTACAGGAGCATCTGATAAAAGACCAGAGATTATGATAACACCATCTATCCATTTATCTCTATCTGCTTCTTTACCAGTAATCCAACGCTTAGAAATCTTGCCCCATCTTTCAAACAACTCTACCATAGGTATTCCAGCATCATATCCTCTAGCTACATCTGTGTATGGTTCAACTGTAGTATCTCTCCTATTCACAAATTCTATATTCATCCACTGTCCTTCGTAACTATCCAGCTCATCTATGGTTAATAAACAACGTTCAATAACAGCTGATGATTCTTGGATACTTTCTGATACTGGATCAATGTAGAAATTAAGCAAATCTACACTTTTAATCTTTGTATGATATTTTTTAGCTTTCTTATCCTCCCATATCTTTGCTACACATGTTCCGTCAATACACATGTTTCGAATAATATCATCTAATATTTCACCAAAGTTAAGTCCTGTTAATCTATCACGTAGGAAATGACGTATAAGATTAGCTGATCCTATAAACTTAGGCGCTTTAGCACGTACATTAATATCTTTTGTATCAAGATCAGTATTCTTAATTACACTCTCTACTGTCCACTCTGTTAAAGGCACAAAAACCTTTTCCCTACCAGTAGTAGAGTCCTTTTGTTCTTCAAATATTGAATAATAGTTTTTGCGAGCTTTTTTAATGACTTCCCGCATTTGAAAAGAAACATCTTCAGTCACAAAACAAGTAGCATCTTGCCAATTAGCTACTTCTTCATGTACTTGCAATATAGCTTCTCTTTCTATATCACTTGGAGTATATTCAGGCATTTTATTTTATATTTAATATTTCTCAATTATTGGAGTTATAACATTATCCGAAGGCTTTCTCTCATCAGGTTCAGGAATCTTAGAATTTAATCCCCATACAGCAAGTGCCAAGCTCATTACACAATCATCATGCAATCCTTCTGGAACTGTAATCTTTGTTTTACGAGTTTCAGGATTAAGTTCGTATTGAAAACTACGTAATTCATCATGCAGTTGCGTAGCATGTCTTGGAAGTTTAACTAAATCCTGTTCTAAAAGTACACGTAGATTATTTAAGAGTTCTGTACGTGTCTTTTCTGTAAAAGTAAATGCTTCTATTGAAACCCCTCTCTGAGCTAAGTCATCTACTACAGGGTCTCCAAGTCCTGTAGCATCTACAACGCATCTAGCATTATTAAATCTAAATACTGTTGATTCTATCTTAGATTTTTGTAAATTCCAATCTATTTGATTAAAACGTTCAGGATTACTTACCTCCCAAGTATGTTTATCTACTGCTGTAATAACTGTCCAGTCCTGATACTTACCTAAATCTACTCCTGTTTGAAATAGTCTACCTTCTGAAGGATATATATCTTCATGATCTCCTATATTTACATCTATTCTTTTGAAGAACTGTCCTGCACCTTCTACGAAATCACACATATACTCCTGATTAAAGAACGCTTCCGTCATCTGAGGATCTTTCTTGATATTCTCTAGCTCTTCATCTGTAAATACATTTGTAGTTTTTGAAGTCTGTAACCAAGCTTGCCATTCTCCCTTATTCTGTTTAGCATACTCAAACATCTTCCAAGCATGATTTCTTCCTTTAGGTGTGAATATAAAAGTTGCTGTTCCTTTATTCTCATCTAACATAGGCCTAAGTGTTGGCCATACATCTGTTTTCATTTCAGCATACTCATCAAGTACTACATCACACATATTCATACCACGAACTACTTTATCAGGATCATCTGCACCTAAGAGATACCACATACTACCATTTACAAACTCTATAAACAACTCACTATCATTCTTTCTTTTAATAATCTCAGGAGGAATATGAGCATCAAGCATAGCAGGATCTTGCCAAATAACACGTTTAGCTTGTTTGAAAGTAGGCAGGATATAAGCATATACTCCTTTCTTGCCCATAGCCTTACGTATCTGCTCATTTAAAGCTGTAAGTGTTTTACCACTTCTTCTATGAAAAACTATAACCTTGAATCTTGCTTTACTTTTTAATACATCTAACTGATATTCTCTAGGTTCATAGTTATGAGGAATCTTTATCTCCATACTAACCCATATAAAATTCTTTTGGTTCGTCTCCAATAAACTTTTTAAATAATGGATCAAAACTTAAGTAACTACCATAACATTTACTATCCCTTGTTCTAAAAACTGGATAACCTCCATACCAATTACAAAAATCTTTTCTTTTTTCAATCTTATCTACTCTTTTTTGAACTTCTTCAGAGTATCCTCTGTTTTTTTTATTCTTTTCCATTATAGTTCTGCAATACTATTTTCAAATCTTCTCCATCCCCTCCAGTAAGTTCTTGTCTTTCACTAAATTCTTTTTTAGCTTTTCTAGTTAAATACCATTTTGCAGTATCAATATCTCCTATATCTAATTTCTTATTTACAGCTTGTCTTGCCTTTAAAACTGGTCTTTGCCTTAATCGATTAAGTTTCTCTTTTAAATCCTCATTCTTCTTTATCCAATCATAATACGTAACTGTGCTAATATTAGCGTAATAACAAGCCTCAGGAATACTTGCATCTATGGCAAATGCTTCCTCTAATTTCTTAACAGTTTCTTCATTATATTTTGCCATTTTTTATAAATCTTGCCCTTCAATTATATAATCATAATCTCCTGTAAATTCATAATCTGTAGCTTCTTCTTTTGATTGAGATTCTTCTCTCATTTTAATAAATCTTTAATTCTATTATAACTTTGTAAAAATGCTCCGTAGTTTTGTGGAGAATCAAAATCTTCCGTAAGATCGTTTATCTCTGTAAACTCTTTTCTCCCTAGCCACTCGTATAAAATCCATGTGCCGCTCTCTTCAAACTCTTTATCTAAATATCTGGCTTTAAACTCATTTAACTTATCAAATACTCCTCTTGTAAACTTAACTGCGAATATTTCTTTGCCAGCATCATAGTGAAAAACCTCACTCTTCTCTGATCTTCCGAAAAACATATTCTCACTCTTATCCTCTAACACCGTATCTAGAGCTTGCGCTGACCAGTACACATCCCCGTAAAGAAATAGGACATGCTCTTTAAATAACTTACTCCCGTTTAAAAACTTATCTATTTCAGGATAGGAACTACCAACATACTCCTTACACGGCACTTCACCTAAATATCCTATCTCTGGCACCGTTACTACGAACTTCTTCTTTCTCTCTTTAAGTAATCTAAATAGCCTGTGGATAACTGGTTCTCCTCCTACTGGCGCTAATTGCTTAGGAATATCTAAATGATTATTCCACCTCTCCGCCTTTCCCGCTGCCATTATGATAATGTTCATAAGTTATAGGTTTTTTAACTTCTATTTCTTTCCTACATTTACCGCATCTTACTTTTACCCCCTTAACATAATCCCCTAAATAGCCCCTACAACGTGGGCACCAAGTAGAATGTAAATTAGGCATAGGTCTTAATCTATTAGCAGTCTTATAATAATTAATTTGTTGTCTAGTCTTGTCTGCCCTATTTACTGCTTTTTGTATCGTCATCTCCAGGATAATAACTAGCTTGAATAATCTCTTCTAAATAATCCTTACGCTTCTCTAACGCTTCAATCTGCTCATGCAAACATTCAATTTCACTTTTAATTAAGTTTTTAAAAAAGTCTTTATTTTCCATAACCTTATTATTTTAATTAACAAGTCTATTCTAACACTACGTATATGCAATTCTAAGCGTTAAATTAAGCGTTTATATGCAAAAGATGACATATACCCTATCACTCTAGCTATTTCTTCTCTTCTTTGACCTTAACTTCTTCTGCTTCTAAAACACGCTTAACCATTTCAACCTCATTTCTACCAAATCCAGTAAACTTATCAAAAATCTCTTTCAATTTCTGATAATCCGCTTCTTCTAATAAAATCTCCTTTTCTGCTTTTAAAATCTTTTCTGCTATTAAATTTCTTTCTAAAACTTGTACAGCATTTAATTTTTCTTCATCATTTCCAAACATAATCATAATTACACTATCTTTCATACTATAATCTATCTCTGTAAGCTCTCTTTTTTCATTTAAAACTTTAACTTTATAAGGTTCTAAGTTGATTTTTCGCATAGAGTTTATATTATTTTATTATCTCCATAACCAGACCATTCTACCTCCATAGTTGTACGAAGGAAGAAATAACTAAGATATGTATTGTGCAGGCTACACATCTTAGCTATTCCTACCTCAGAACAACTATTTTGTGTGTTATCAGAATGCCTAGGTCTGGTCCATGACTCACTCCAAGAATCCCCGCCTCCACTCCCCACCCAGACCAGGTGAGGAGGGCAAGGTAGAGACTCTTGGAGGAAGTGAGATATAGGCCTTCCTTTTTAGCCACTTGTGTTTAACGTCGCAAGTTACTAATCACGACGCTGCACAAATTGTATTATTTTAAATTTTTACTATCTTCTTTTATTTTTCTATCTATCTTTTTTAAAATGTCTTTTATATTATCTATTTTCTTATCTATAACTTTTAGCCTTTTAGAATCTAAATTAGCAAGAGCACGTTTCTTACTGACACGAAGCCAGCCTAATGCCATTTTAGCTGATTTTGGATTACTAGGTTTAAGTTTCTTTTTCATAATTTTAAAGGGGCGGATCGAGGCCTCAGGTATCCCCTTAAAGCCTCACGATTAGCTTTAGAGCCAATGGTGGGCTACCACATTCATTATATACAGAAAATAGGGGTAATGTCAAGTTTAAAAAATAATAGGTTATCCACATCCCCCCTACTTGACAAGTCTTGTCAGTGTGCTATACTGGTAATATAACAAGATAAAATAATAATTATGAAAGTTAGAAAACTTATAGACAAGCGGAAAGCTGTTATTGAAAAGTATTGTAAAAAACACAATGTCAGCAAATCTAGTCTGGGATTAAAATACAACAATGATGCGGAGAGTATTCATTACATACTTAAAAGAGAACCTAGAATAACTCAAGCTCTTAGACTTTGCGAAATCCTAGACTGCAAAGTAGAAGATTTATTTGAATTAAAATAATGAAAATATGGGGATAGGAGAAAAAATAGGACTTTCAACAATAGCTTTTATCTGTTTGAGTTTTATAGGACTTATGCTTTGGGCTTTAATTGAAACAGCTCAAGAAAAAGAATGGGAACATTTTATATATTCACTTTTCCTTTTCGTTTGTATTATCTTATTAGGAACATCTCTTTATTTAATAATAATTAGCTAACTCATTTAAAGCCCCTACACGCTCTTTTACCCTAAATACTCAAAAGGGGACACTATGAGGCGTAAAAACGCTTAGAAGGGCTTAGAATGGCTCTGAAGGCATAACAAATAAGAAGATGAAACCTTATAAACCCATGTCTACAAAAAAAGAAAAAGAACATAGTAAGTTTTTAGCTAAGACTTACAAACAATGGAAACATAATCTTAAACATGAAAAACTTGAAATGCTTGGAGGTATGACCGTAGAAGAATATAATAAAATGGAGAGAAAACAATTTATGTCTTATAAAAAACCTAAAAATGAAACAAACAATAACCTTCAAAAGAAATTATAATATACCTTTTGGAAACTATGACAAGTGTAATAGGTTAAGCTGTTTTACAATAGAAGATTTAGATAATGAAACAACCTTTCAAACTATTCGTAATTTACTAACTAGATTAGATTATGAACAAGGAATTAAATAAAGCTCATAGAAAATTAAAAAGAACTTTAAGAAAGAATGAAGGGTTTAAACATGGAGAGTATTTTATAGATTGCCTTATTCACGGAGCAGAGAATATAGATAGAAACCATAGAAAATATCAAACTAAAAAAGCTAATTTTTAAATGTATGAAAGATAACGAATACCAATGTGCTAATTGTAAAGAAATATTTGAGAAAGGCTGGAGTGATGAGGAAGCTAAAAAAGAATGCGAAGACCATTTTGGTTGTTGCTTACAACCAGATGACCCAGTAGTTTGTGATGATTGTTATAAAAAGATTATGGATTATAACGAAAATCCTCTGACAAGAATGGCAGTTAATTATTATAATAGTTGGGCAACTAAATCTAAGAAAAATGCAAAAACTAAATAACTTTTGGGACGACCCACATCATCACGATTATAACGAACAGTATTATTCTGAAAAGAAGAATAAACATAAGTTTAATGAATTTGAAGAAGCACTTAATATACCTGAACCTGAAGTAATTGAAAAAGATACTAAAGTTAAAAATATTAATCAAGAAGAATTCAATTTACCATTTTAATATGAAATGCAAGCATACTTTTAAAGATTTTAGATTTTTATATCATAATACTTGTCCTGATTTAGCTATTTGTCAAAAATGTAACAAAAAAATTTTAGTAGAATTTAAGATAGGTAAGTCTATTAAAGAAAGTTTAAAAAACAAAGAAAATAATTTAAAAAAAATATTATCTTCAAAAAATAAATTTAAACAAATTTCTAACAAACTAAATAAATAAATGTATGGCTTATTCACTTAACGATGTTGGTAAAACTTGTCAGTTCTGCCACGAAGGCAAATTAGTTAAAAATCCTAAGACTGGTAAAGTGTTTTGCGAAAATAAGTGCTGGCTTAAAAACAACCCTCCTACAGCAGAAAAAAAGTTTGAACAAAGTTTAGACCAAGATAACCAAGACAAGAAGTGGGAAGATATTGGCAGAAAAAAAACTAAGTGTGCATTAGCTGCTGCTGCTATCCAAGCAGGTGTTAATCCTGAACCAGAAAAACTAATTACAATGGATACTTGGGTAAAATGGGTATTAGAAGATTAATTAATTAAGATAAAAATTATGTCAAAAACAATTGAAGTCTCTGACGAGACTTATGACAAAATCAAAGAACAGTTAGGCGAGGAAATTCAAATTAAAGAAATTGAAAATTTGAATGATTTAATCGGACAAGTTTATCTTTTCCAATGTGCTAGATATATCTATCACGGAGAAGTTAAATCAGTAAATTCTGATTATATCGAACTTAAAAATGCTAGTGTGGTTTTTGAAACTGGCGCTTATGACAACAAAGAAGCTGAAGACAAACAGTCTTTACCTAAAAATTGTTTTATTATGCGTCAGTCAATAGAAGCATTTTATAAAATGAAATGGTAGAAATATGAATCAATTTATTAAATTTTGGTCTAGGTCTATGTCTAGGTCTATGTCTAGGTCTGGGTCTGGGTCTTGGTATTGGTCTTGGTCTGGGTCTGGGTCTTGATAAAATGAAACGTCTTATATTATTATTACTAATCACAGGGCTGGTCTTCTTGCAAGGGAGTGGCATGGAGGAAATGTCCGCTGTAGCGGCTGACATGCTGATTGAATCCAGTCCCATGACTAAAGACTGGCCCGTGATATATATACCTTTAGTTGAAAATATAAATAACCATATTTGCAAAAATGAAGAAAACTGCAAATATAAAACAGGAATCTTTACCTGTTACACGTCAAGAGCTTCTGAGTGTGATTCAAGCCCGTTTGTTACCGCTTCAGGTGCACGAGTTAGAATGGGTATTGTCGCAAATAATTGCCTTGCCTTCAATGAAAAAATTCTGGTCAAAATATCTGAAGGAAACACCAAAGAACTCGTGGTCAAAGATCGAATGAACAAACGCTATGGTTGCTCCTACTGGGACGTATACTGGGGACACGGAGAGGAGGCAGTAGAATCTTGTTTGCAATTTGGCAGGCAGGAGCTGGAGTATATAATAATTAATTGAATAAAAATATGAATTATACAGACGTAGCTATTGGAGCTTTAATAACTAATTTAGTATGGTTTTTTGCTCTTAGCATAATTATTATGCTAAGAAAGAATTAACCCTAAATAATATGAAGAAAAAAGAAATACAACAAGATATTAAATTCTTGACTAAAGAATTTAAAAATATACTTAAAGAGTTAGAAAGATACAAAGAATTATTAGATTGTTATTTAGTCCCTATCTCGCCTGACGTATTACATTGTGATAATTATAAATTTGAAAGTAATACTCTAAAAAAATTAGAAGAGAAAATAGATAAATTGGCAGAAATAATGAGATACGAATGGAAAGAAGAACAGGTTAAAAAAGGTTATAAAAAATCTAACCCTAAATAAAATTATGTTAGATAAAATATATTGGACATGTATGATATTAGGAATAAGTTTTGGGGTACTAGGACTTGGTTTTGCGATTTTTACTATGGGTTTTGTTATTTTTAAAAATAGTTGTTTCTAGTTTGCTGTCTAGTGGGGATATTGCCCAGAGGCTTATAGCCAGAATAGAAAGTTTTGCGTTTTACAGCAATGCCCTAGGGATTTCTATACTAGACAGCAATTTGGGAATAATTAAAAGCAATGCTAATGTTAGCTAAATATTTTTAGAAGCAATTAGAACCATTTCGTTGACGTCAACGAAATGGTTAAAACTATACAAATAATAAGTAAATATGCAACAACAAGACGCGCCCAAACTCAGAAAAAACCAACAATGTTATAGATGCAAGAAGTTAATTAAAAAAGCTCCTTGGTGCTACAATGGCCATTATTGGCATGAGAAATGTAAAAATAAGGATACTGCGAAAAGAATTACTGAATATATTAATAATCTTCCTCCAAATGACTGATAAAAACTTTATAGAATTACTTGAAACAGTTCGTAAAGAATTGCATAAACGTATGGGTAAAGAAATGTGTAAAGAATTGCATTCCGATTGTATTGATTGCAAGACACGTTATTTAATCGGGCTTATTAATGGCTGGGTAGATATTTTAGAAAATTAAAAAAATGACATTAAATAAAATTATTGAAGAGATTAAAAAAGAGGTTGATTATAGGTATGATTATAAAGATACTTTAGATAATCCTGAGGGAGACAAATATTATTGCCAAGAAGCTGTTAATTTTTTTATTAAAAAAGCCTGCCACAGAGTTGCTGATGAGATGGAGATGGAGATTTTAGTTAGAAATAATATATATTTTGGAAAGGAAGCAAAAAAAGTAATTAAAGAATTTAAAGATTCTTAGTTTCTTCCTCTAGCCCAAAGGTTTTAATTATCGTTTCTCCTATTACGATAATGATTTCATAGGGATGTGAAGCTTTCCTTTGGGCGGAGGAAACGAACTAAAAAATATATGGGAACTAATTATCACTTAAAACTTAAATGTGCATACTGTAATAAGTTAAATGATGATATATACTATGCACCAAGTTCAAGCGTAGAATCCTTTAAATGTGAATATTGTAGTAAAACAAATTTAATAGTTGAATTATTTAGAGCTATTAAAAATGAAAGAAAATCTTAAAACAAAATACCTAAACTATCTAAGACAAAATTCTAATCAATGGTTTTTAGGCGTAGAATTAGAAAGACTAGCATGGGAATGGGGATATAGTGCCAGTAATGGCTCTAGGACGCTGAGGTTACTCTCTAACGAAGGAAAACTCAAAAGACGACGTAATCCTAAGAATTATGCTGAATACGCTTATATACCCTATCAGGAGGCAATGCTATGAAATTTATAATCTACCAAGCGGCAATGTCCCTTAATAATTATCTTCATTTGCATTGGGGACAAAAGAAAAACATTAAAAATAAATGGATGGCAGATATACACTATGAAATAGCTATGCAAAAAGTAAAAAAGAAGAAATTCAAAAAACCTGTAGAAATATCATATACACTAAATTTTATGGATAAACGCAGAAGAGATTTAGATAACTTTGGTTTTACTGCACATAAATTTACCTGTGATGCACTTGTCGGAATGGGAATATTAACTGATGATAATACAAAAGTAATTAAAGCTTTACATTTTAAAAAAGGGAATAAGAATTTAAATAGCATTGAAGTAGAAATATATGAAACTAAGAATTGATGAATACGTCCTTAAATTCACAGGTAGTGTTAATCTACCAGAAGCCTTATCTCACGGACAAGACTATGAACTGCTTTTGAAAGGTAGTTGTTATAAGCGTGAGGAGTTAGATAACCAAGACGGAAGTATTGATGTTATTTACAAGATAAGACCTTACAATGTTGAAGTGAAAGGAGAATCTGATAAGGTAATAGTAAGTAAAGATAAACGTAAAAAAAGCCAACAGTTACGTTATGCTATAAGGTCTTGGTGGGAGTTTAAAGGTTGCCCAGGAGACGAGGAAGAGTTCTATGAAAAAGTTATGGATTCTCTTATACATCAAACATTAGATAAATTAGAATAAAAGACCCTCGGAGTGAGGGTCTTAATATTTAGGCAGCTTCTTCTTCAGCCTCTTCAACAACTTCTTCAGTAGCCTCAGCTTCTTCTTCTGCTGGAGCTTCTGCAGGAGCTTCATCAAAATAACGCATAATTGTTTATTTATTTAATTAATTAATCTAAAAAATATGTTAAAACTAATGTTATTCTTAATCATTCTACCTATTATAATTTTAGGTATAATTGGAATTATAGGATGGACTTGGGTCGGATTACAAACAATCGAAGAATGGTTAAGTAAAAAATTTGAATAATTACTCTAATTCTTCTATTCCTTCTGTAATAGCTCCTATTCTAGCAGCTTGTCTTGGTATAGTTTGTCCAACTTTTTCACCTAATCTAGTTTGAAATTGTGCCCATCTTGTAGTAATAGCAGGATTAAATATAACATCATCTATAACTCTACCATACATTTTCCAAAAGATACCACCACTACCTGATATTTTTTGTTTAGCTCTAATAGCTAATTGTTGAGAAACTAAATCTCTTACTTGCATTCCTGTACTCATCCTATAATTTAATTGTTGGATAGCAGCATCTCCTGTTTTTTCATTAATCAATTTCCTTAAATTATCTCTTAACAAATATTTAACTTCAGTAGCAAAAGCAACTTGAGGATCAACTTTATCAGCTACAATTTTAGACCAACTAGTATCAGAAATTAAACCATCATACATTCTTTTATTCTTTAATGCCCCTGACATATTCATTTCAGTAGGCATTTTTTTAACTAACTTATTTACTGTTTTAAGTTGACTTGGTTCAAGATGACCATATTCATCACCTAATTTAGCAAACATCCCTCTAGTGGCTTCGCTTCTATTAATTGTTATATCATCATATACTTTAATTTTATCACTAAGTAATTGTCCGTGTTTTTTAATTTCATTCTTTGATTTATCTAACAAAGTAGAATATTTACCAACATATACTGGATTTCCTTTAGCATCAACTACATCACGAACTCTTTGACCTGTAGTTTGAGCTTCTCTTTTAATCTGACCTGCTAATTCACTAGTTTTTGGTTGTAATTCTTTATTATAAATATTGCCAGTTCTTCTACTCATCCATCTTCCTTTAGCTAATTTTTTTAAACCATACCCAGCTAGTTCTAATGAACCACTAATTCCAAAACCAATCAAACCACCAATAGCAGCTTTCTTAATTATTTTTTCAGCTTCTTCTTCTACTTCTAATCCTCTTTTAGCTCCAGCACCAGCTCCATAAACAGTTCCAAAAGCTAATCGTTTTGCTAATGATTTAGAAGGCTTAGCTCCCAATGCAACTGTTCCAAGAACCCCTAAACCTTCTCCGACAATTTGTTTAGCTGATTTTTGAGTTTCAGGAATAATTGATTCTAAATTAAATTGTTGCCCAACATTTCTTCTATATTGAGCTTCTAATCTTGAAGTGTCTTCTCCTTTACGTCTTTTTTCAACAATTTTTTTAACTAACTTCAAAGTTATATCATCTAAATCAGCTTGTGATTTAAGAGCACCTTTAAAAAATTTAGATTTAGTAGCTAAAGCTCCTCCTAAAGTAGCACCAAAACCTTCTACACTTTTTGGTGCTAAAGTTCTGGCACCTCTCTCTATCAAAGACTTTTTTCTTTTTTCTTCTGATCGCATTGCCATTAAAGCCATTTGAGCTTCTAATAGTCTGTCTTCTTTGATTGCCATATATTTATTTATTATTTAATTAAACAAAAAATTGATTTAATACACCTTGATTACCTTCTTTCCTATACATATCTTTTACAACACGTTTCTTTTCATTCGTACTCATTCTATTCCATTCTGATTTAGGTATAGCAGTATGTGTCCAACGTGGTTGACCATTAAGATAAAAACTATATTCATCTATATAATCTATTGTAGCTTCAACTGGATCTGATACACCACTCATATCTAAAGTATAATTAGCACTATCAGGAAATTTATCACCCTTAGCTACATTATATCCTTTACTTCTAAAAAAATTCTCTACACCTGGTGTCCACATTAAAGCAGTAGGATTATTATGCCTATCAGTTCTCATTCCTGTGGCTATATTCGTGTCGCCACCAACTCTACTAAAATCTAACTCTAATAATTCTTGATCGGTTAAATCAGGAAATTGTTGACGTAAAATATTAAACTCTTCTTCAGTTATTTCTCCTTCAAATTCTAATTCACCAAGATATTCACCAATCTTTGAATTTAACCTATTCTTTAATTCTCTTACACTAGCTTCTGCTGCTGCTTTATTCTGTTGTAGATTAGGCATTAAACTAAGATAAAATAATCTATCTTGATCAGATATTCTTCCTTTCTCAAACAATCTAGTTAATTGCATTCCTACAATTTTAGCAGAAGAATTGAATGCTGCAACTTTTTCATTCCAATCTTCAGCTCCAAGTTTCTCTGAAATCCAACCTTGGACTTTTCCTTTATATACTCCAGAAACATCTTCTAACAATCTTAATGTATCATCTAATCCTTTTGAAATAGATTCTATATCTTGCTTCATTTCTACACTAATTGCTGATTTATAACCCTCACTATTTAATATTGGAGCTATTGCAGTTCTTTGAGTAGGAGTTAAATCTTTAAGAGTAATTGTTCCATCTAAAACTGCTTTAGCTAATTCCATTTCTTCGGCTAAATCTACATCTTCAGGTGATTCATAAATAACTTCTCCTGTAAAAGGATTAACTAATCTTCCTTCTACAACAACACCTTTACTATCTGATGGATCAGTTACTAAATAAGGAACTGCTTTTCTTCCAGCTTCTTCTAAACTATCACTCATGGTAATACCAGCTTCTGGAACTTCTCTCCATAATTCACCAATTAATCTAATTCTTTCTTCTTCTATAAACATTTCCATATCCAATCCCATTTGAATAAGACTAGCTTGTTGTTTTTGTGTCGTATCTAGTTCATCACTAATATCATCTATAAAATCAGACATAGCAGATAATTCTAATTCTCTTAATTCAATCTGATCAAAAACAGACTGCCTGATTAATTCATTAGCTTTATCATAAGCATTTTGAGCCATTTCATATTGTCCTAACGTATTAGCTTTTTGAGCTATTAACATTTCTTGTTGTCCAACTAAACTATTCATTTCAACAGCAGCCATACGTTGAGCATGAGCATTTTGTCCTGTAATCTGGCTCAAAGATAAAGGTTGATTTTGAATATTATTAAATGTTTGATCCCATTTAGTTTGTGCGGCTTCAATCCTTTGATTACCACTATTAATATCAGTATCAATATCAGCAACTGTTTGTCTAATACCTTCTAATTGTCCTTCTATATCTTCTATACCAGCTTCAGTTCTTAATCTTTCTAACTCTTGAGTTTGAAAATCAGCTAAACTTTGAACTTGATTCATATAATCAGTTCTATATCTATCAAGTTCAGCTCTAGTTTTATCATAATCAGTCTGTAACTGCGTAAAATAAGTAGAAAAATCAGGAACTTCAATATCAGCAAATTCAAAACCACCACCTATTAATTCAGAAGAAATAGTTGAATCTACACCAACTGATATAGGTTGTGTACCAAAAGGCGAAGGTGGAGTAACAGGCGCTCCAGTTGTAGAAGGAATACTTATAGGTAAACCATATAAAGTCCCACTACCAGGATCTTGAATATCTTGAAACTGAGATACTAAACTTGGATGAGGTATAGGAACATACCTCGCCCAATCTCTACCAGGATTCTGTTGCTGAAATTGCTGCCATAAATCATCAGCACCACCACCGCCACCAGGAGGAGGAGGAACAGGTTGAGGAGCAGGTGCAGGAGATGGAGGAGTAGGTTGAGGCGGAGGAGCTTGTTGTTGATCTTGCCCTGTATAAGGAACCCAATCAGAAGAAAAGAATTGACCACCCTCTTGAACATCTTGGGCAACCTTTTTTACCTTATTTACAACATCCCACATCTCTTGTCCTGCTGGAATTAATGTCTGTGCCATATTTTTAATATTTTATTTATAAATTATTAATTACGATCTGTATGCTCATACCATATTAAATGAAGTGATACATAACCAGCCGCAGCAGCTTCAAATCTGAAACTATAATCTTCATTTTGTTTTAAAATAATCTCTTCTCTATCTGGTCCTGAACCACTATCTTTACCTGCTCCACTAATTCCACTCATTAATTCTGTTGCACCTGCTACAGCTGTATCAGAATTAGCATTAGCCAAACTTGTATTAGTTATGCTAGCAAGCGTAGTAGTAGCCGTAGTAGTACTGTTACGATTACAATTAATTTCAGTTACCGCAGTACCAGGAGTATTAATAGTTACATTTTCCCATAACCACCAATTTGTTTCACTTTCAGTTTGAAACCATCCAGTCATATGTGCCCATTTAGTAGTATTAGGTGTCGTTATTTGAACATCCCATACATTATTAAGAGCCAAATCTGTAGCTACAGTATATTCAAACATATTACCAGCATGTACTTCATGATGAACATATGAAATAACTTCTAATGCTTCAGTAGAAGCATCTAATCTAGCTTGACCAGCTTGAATACCATCTACAATCTTAGTTTGTTTATATTTACTAGAAACACCAGGAACATCATTAGCAACTGTCATTCCTTCAACTTTTTGCTCTTCAATATCCCAAGCTTTAGGGTCTTCAGTTTTAGGTGCTTCAATATTAGAATTCTTTTGTGGCATCTGCTTTAACTATTAATTGTTTAATTTTAGGCGTATAATTTGAACTTATACCTAATGTTAATTGTAACTGCAAAGTTGTAGCTCTAACTTCTTCATCAATCTTTAAATTTGTAACTCCTGCTGTTGAAGTTGTCCCACTTTGATTAGTAAATGATTGCCAATTACTATCTGCTTCTGTTTTATACTTTAATGTAACACTACAACCAGAAGCTAATGGTTCAAAATCTATTATAAATCTTGAATAAACATTTTCAGGATAACCTTTACCAATTACAATAGTTTCATAAACTGAATTATTAAATTTAGTAGTAAAATCTAATTTATCTACTCCATAAGTTCCTGTATCCTCCCAAGCAACAAATATATCAGTACCAACTACTAATATACAACCAATTTTAACTAACTGTTGTGTTCCTGTAGATACTACATAATCATTACTTAAAACTTTAAATTGATTCTTATTTTGTGAACCCCAAGAATATACACCCATATTACAAGGACCACCAATTTTAGCTGATACACCAAATAAATATATTCCATTATTATTTACTAAAGCATTAGGATAAAATTGAAGTTCAGATGATGGTGAATAATTACCTGGAATCTTTTTTAAATCTGTAAAATTAGCTCCATCATAAACATAAATATTACCTGTATTACCTGCTAAAATCATAGCCATACTACCATCTACTAAACAAGCATCTATAGTTGGTTCATTTAAAAACTTAGGTGTTATAAAACTATCTGCTGTTCCATCCCAAGGATATAATCCACATTTATTAATTGTATCAACATTATAACTAGCACCAATAAGCAAATAATCACCAAAAGCTGCTAATGTTTTAATACTCCAATCTAAAGGTAAATCTAAGGCTTGACTATTCCAAGCATCAGCACTATCTATTGTTGATATATATTGACCTGCTCCTATACAAAATTGTCCTGAAGGAGCTTGTAACATAGGATGCCATAAATTATCTATCTCGTTGTCTGTCCATGTTTGATAAGAAGCTAATGAACCAATACCATCTTCTATTACTATACGATATAAAGTATTATGAGTTGCTGCATAAAAATATCCGTTAAATTCTCCCATACCACATACCCTAGCACCTAAATCTATTTCTTCTGACCAAACACCATCTGCTGTTCTTCTATAAACTGCTCCATTTTCATCTCCATAATATGTGTTACCGTCAGAGCCAGCAAATCCACAAACAATTAAACCATCGACAGTAGCACCACTATCTTTAGCTAATGCTTGCTGGCTCTGCAACACACCAATTTCTGAATGAATGTCTATGCCATAACCATTAGCAAAACTTCCAGCAATACCAGAATATTTACTATCAGCTAGACCACCGTTAAATTTGTTAATAGTTATAAAAGGCATATCTTTTATTTTTTAATTTTTGAAACACCTGCTCTTAAGCCAGCAATAGCTAAGCCTTCTAAGCATAAATTAACAGTACTAGCATGTTCAAGCTCTCCTAAATAATAACCTAATAGAGCATAAACTACCATTAAGGCAGCAACAATATATGTTTTTTTGCCTTTAAGATACTTTAAAACTTTTTTCATGTTTGTAATTTAGTTAATAATTTTTGTATCTCTAATAATTTTTCTAATATAGATTTCTTAATATCAATTTGAGATGGCATAGTACTTTCTCTAAATTCCTTTAAAGCAGCCATTCCAGAACTACCTGGACATATTGTAGAACTAAATCTTTCATGTCCTTCAATCTTTGCTCCAGGATATTTTCCTTTTAAATAAGTAAGTAAATCAAACAAAGATTTTTTTTGCTGCGGTGTTAAGTATTGTCTATTTTCTAAATAACCATCTAAACAAATCGCTATAGATTCTTTATTCGTTGCCAAATCTCCAGCATGATAACAAACTTCATCTAAACGAACACATTGAAATATATCTCCTACATTATCAATTTTATAGTGATAACTAATATGACCATAATTTTTATTAAGGTGATAATAAGCCTGATTAATGTAACGTTTGATAGAATCATATACTTTAGGTCTCCATTGTGCATCATGATGAACTACAATATACTTTACTTTATCTATTTCCCCATTAGAATTCTTATAAGGTAATTTATTCTGAATGTCGATAATTTTCATAGACTTAAAGTTATTTAATTAGCGAGGGGCATTGGATACTCAGGCTGCCCCTCATTGCCTGTCAAGCATGCCCCCAAGCACGTAAAAATGTCAGTCCTCTTGCTTTGAGTTGTTCCCATGTACATTTAGCTCTGCACCGATAGCAGTAATAATATTGCACCTCGTTGACTTCTATTACTGTCATCGGCATACCGCAGCTATGGTATACAACTCGCTTCTGCTTCTTCTTCATCGAATCTGCCTCCTTTCTGGTAATGGTAAATTATTGCTGCCACCCAAAAAGGAATCTTGTAGCCACATCTTGAACAATAGTAATACTCATGTTTATGACTATCCGTGCCTTTACTCATCTTGGTACTGCACTTGCAGTAAATTTTCATTAGAAATCCTCCTTATCTAATGTTTATTATGTTATAAAACCGATAATAACGGCAGTAAAAATAGTTAATAAAATACCAGCTACTAAAATATTACGCCAAAATTCAAAATTATCCTTGTCAGCCTTTGCCTCTAGCCTGCCATCAGTTTTATCCATGCGCTTTTCAGTTATTGCTTTCCATTCAGACATAATATTATTATTTCTATAATTGCTTTGGCGGCTTTCTTCTTTCACTTCTTTTCTGAATTCAGATAACTCATCCTTAATGTCGGAAACGCCTTGTTTAATATTTTTTATGTCAGCGCCTTGTTCTATAATTTTTTTAGTCATTTCTTCTTGATTCATAGTTGTCTTGATTTATTTAAGTCTTCTTCTGTTATTTCAAAATCAAAATCTCTCCAATAAAAGATAAACTTAATTAATTCTATTATATCTTTAAGAAGCCGCATACCAAGGAATATATCTATCTGTACCATCTATATTAACTTTTACCCAACCATCTTCTGCATCTGCTTCAGGATTTTTAGTAGAAGTTCCAGTACAACCATCTAATCTAATAGCTGAAGCATCTGGTGTACCATTTTGATCAATATACAAAGATATTCCAGTACCAGCATTTTGAATTTTAACTACATTACCACTCTCAGAAGCATGTTCTTCGAATAATTGTATTAAATCAGTAGAAGAATTACCTAAATTTCTACTAACCTTTAAACCATAACCGCCAGTAATATCTTGAGTACAAAGTATTGGATATTTACCATTAACCTGTACTGCAGCAAAAGAAGCAGATTCACTATCAACTTTAATAGCTACAGCATCTCCATTCTGATCAACAAAAACACCATCACCTGTACCATCATTTTGTACTGTAACTACATCTTGATCAGAAGAAGCATTATCTTGTTCAAAGAACACTAGCCCTGAATTAACCTGTACAGCATTAGAATAAATCCATAAAGCATACTTAGAAGCAGCAAGTACTGCTTGTTGATTAAAATAAATTCCACTCTCAGTTCCATTATTTTCTACATTAATACTAATACCATTACCATCAGTATCAATGTATAAACTATTACCTGTACCATCATTATCAATTTTTAAACCAAAATTATTACTAGTTGGTGTAATAGTCTTATTACCACTAGGTAAATCAACTGCGGTAAAGTTATCGTTTATTGTTGTTCTGCTGTCTGATAAAGTATCACCAGCATTAATTGTTGTTACAGCCATATTATTATTTTATTTAATTATTTAAGGAGTTGTACGTTCCGTCCAAGCTGTTGCAACATAAGTATTCCAAGTATTAGAACCAACTGCAGTCCATGTTTCTGTATCAAAATCTTCCCATTTAAGTGGAATATCTTCTATACTTTTCCATGTAGTAGCCATATTTTTTATTCATAATTTTCACTAGCTGCTCTAAGACGTACATGCCTATCTTCTTGCCTTGAACCATAAAACTTCTTCAAATCTTCCATCATCATATTAATATCTGTCCTTAAAGCAGCAGCTTTTTTAGTTAAATCTTCTTTAATACTCCAATCATAAGTTGCTCCTAATGATAAAATTCTATGAAACATCTCATTAAACGCTGGCTCATCCGCATTAGCAGATAATTCTGTAATTTCTTTTGTATACCAAATCTTTAATCCATTAGTAACTGCTGATGATGGAATAGGAAATAACTCAACATAACCAGTTCCATCAGTCTCTCGTACATTATAAAAAGGTTCAGTAGAAGTAAAATTATCTGCAATAGCTGCTGCTTCTGAAGTTTCAGAGTATTCTGCTCTTGTAAAAGGTTCAGCTTTATACCAATTAGAACCATCATAAGTTACTTCAATTCTATCAATTTTAAGAATATCAGTAGGAAAAGAATATTCCTGTTGATCTGCCACTAAACTAGCTGTAGCTGATTCTTCTTGAAAAGTCCATTCATCCATAGATTCCAAGATTATAGCAACAACCTTTTGATACCAACGATTAATATTACGTTTCTTATCATTGGTTGTATAATTTGTACTATTAGTCCCTAAGAAGAAATCAATATCTTCTATAAGACCCGTAGCATCTGCTGAACTTGATAATTTCATATTTGTTTATATATTAATTTATGAAAATGTATGTGAAGTTTCACCGCCTGCCGCTCCCTTAGTTGTACTATCAGAAGCAGTAGAAGCAGCTGATGTTGTCGGTACTTTAGTTACTGCTTTAATTTGATATGTAAAATTAGTACCTGCTGGAGCTACATCAAGATAATATTTTTCTTTAACTTGTTCATCAGTTGAAATTTTTGAATAAGCACCTCCATCTGCACTACGATGCACCTCATAATAATCAAAATCTGCTGGTTCTGAATATGTCCAAGTAATATAAACATCTTGCGTGCCACAGCCAGTAGCAACAGGTTTATCTGGAGCACTCGGTACAGCAGGTGTAGAAGTTTCATAACATCTTGCCATGTGCAAGGCTGCACCATAAGTACCACTATGCCATGAATCCCTAAATTGTAGTCTTAAATATCTTGTATATCTTGGCGTAGAAGAAAAATCTATATTTCTTACTTCACCCCAAACATTAGCATTTTCCGCTAATGTTCCAGTAGCAAATGGTTGTTCCCAAGTTACATTATCAGCAGAAGTAGATAATTGATAATTCTTTGGTTCAATACTACCACCTTTCCATAAAAATAATGCAATATAATCAATATACTTTTGAGAACCAAAATCAAAATCTATTGAAAACCATCTTTCGTGTAAAATTGCAGTAAGCCATGCTTCAGTATTAGCAGTCGTTCCAAAAACAGAATTTTCTAAATTATCATCAGCCCTTGTAGCCCCAGCCATTGAATCAGCAACTATATTAGTGGTTTCATCGGCACTTAAGTTTACATTATCTGGGTAAACCAATATTTCGTTAGCACCAACATAAGTCGCATGACCATAATTATTCAAAACTTTAAATCTAATATATTGATAAGTTTGGTCTGAACCTATATCAATAATTTCTGATTCAACATAAGCAGTAGCTGGTTGTGATAATGTTCCGTTTGCTACTGCTGCTCCCCAATCAACACCATTAGATGAAACATAAATTTCATAATCTTGTATACTTAAAGTAGTCCCTACTCCCGATATTTTTATAACCTCCACATATCTAAAAGTTTTAACAGCACCAAAATCACAATCTAAAGTTATATTAGCCACAACCCCAGCGGCGCTTAACCAAGTAGTATTTACATTATAAGTAATCACATAAGCCTCATCACCCAAATTAGTAACTGGGTAACTAGCATGAGCGCTTGAACCAGTCCATGTACCATTTAAAGCAAAATTTTCATAACTAGCCATATTATTTAACTTTTAGAAGCATATTTAGCTTCCATTTCATTTATAAATTCTAAATCTTCTTTTTTTATTTCACTGTCTGAACTTACAATAGAAAAAATATCTACAAGACATCGAATATCTAAATCAATATCTTCTTTTATTTTATTAGCCCCTTTCTGAATATCAATTATATCTGGCAATAAATATCCTAGCTCATCAGGATTATCAGCTGTTAATTTCACATCAATTTTTTCTTTGACTTGTTTAGGCATATTTTTAATTATACATCTGTAGTAACTTTCAAAATAATGTGTAATCTCGTAATTGTAGTTGCGGAATCTACGTTGAAACCAAGTATATCCCCAGCTGTAATTGCGGTTGTCCAATCAGTTAAAGTAGAATCTTGTGATTTAGTAGCTGTAGTAATAGTCGGAACTGCCGAAGCGGTAATACTATCTGCATTTGTTGGAGGATAATTGGCATAAGTATCTTTCCAAATATCTACTACTGCGCTCCCAGATTGGTCTGCAAGCATAGTAACCTGATTAATTGTACAAGCGTAAGGTATTTCAATATAACCTTTTATGCCTGTTGTTATAGCACTGCCAGCTCCATCTATCGTAATTCCAATACTTCTAACTTTAAAATCTGTCTTATCTGTGACTGCTCCAGTTGTTGTAACATCATCATCATCACAATCTATCGTTCCACTTGATGCTGTAAGCTTTAAATTACAAGCACCAGCAGTCCCTATTGTTGGAACATTACTAACTGTTTGAAGAACAAAATAATCATCTACATCATTATTAGTAATTACATTAATCTGCCCTTCATTATTAAACAAATTAGTATGTCCATCATCGTCCTTTTTTATTCTAAAATAATTATTATCTCCATCTATTAAATCTAAAAGAGGTGAATCACCACTTCCTGCATCTATTGTTACATTTCCAGTAGAAGTTAAACTGCCTACACTAGCCGCATTCGTTATATTAAGAGTATCTGATGAAATATCATTATCTACACTTAAATCACAACCACCTGTTCCTGTATTAGTAATTTGTGTAATAGCTGTAGCACCATCTTTAAAATTATCCCATATCATTGCACCGCCAGTAGTAGTTGCACAATATTTACTGCAATGAATAGTATCTACGACAACCATATCATCATCATCAGGTGTTACTGCTACTGTAACTGCTCCTTGTCCAATTTTTACATAACCATCAACTCCGCTGCCACTACCAGCTGCGCCATATATTGTTACATTTTTTCCATCTTCATTACCGCCAGGTGTAGAACCAGTAATTTCTACACCATAACCA